GGTGTATGCCCAAGCAGCTGAGTCCTTAATTTGGGAGGCCGTCCGGTTGAAGGACTCTTTCCTGTCGACGTTCGTGAAGGCTGAAAAGGTGAATTTCACCTCTAAGCCGGATCCCGCACCGCGGGTGATTCAGCCACGTCACCCGCGGTATAACGTTGAGGTAGGTAGGTTTATCATGCCAATAGAGAAGCTAGTTTACAGGGCGATTGCACTTGTTTGGGGGGGCCCTACTGTCATGAAGGGCTACAACGCCGGAGGTACTGCTAGTGAGTTACGTACTATGTGGGAGCAGTTCGCCAGGCCAGTCGCGGTGGGTTTGGACGCCAGTAGATTTGATCAGCATGTGTCCGTACAAGCGCTCAAGTGGGAGCACAAGGTTTACCTTGAGTTCTACGAGGGTGACGAGCGGGCACTGCTGGCCTCACTGCTGTCGTGGCAGTTGAAGAACAGGGGATACGCTCGCGCCTCAGATGGCATGGTCAAGTATGTGAAGGTGGGTTCACGCATGTCTGGTGACATGAATACAGCCCTCGGTAACTGCCTGATCATGTCAGCTTTGGTGTGGGCGTACTGCTCTGAGAAACAGATCCGCGCGCGGCTGGCCAACAATGGTGACGACTGCGTGGTTATCATGGAGGCTGGGGACCTTGACAAGTTCCAGGCTGGGTTGGACGCGTGGTTCACGGAAATGGGTTTCACCATGAAGGTTGAGGCACCGGTATTTGAGTTTGAGCAGATTGAGTTCTGCCAGACCCACCCGGTGTGGACGCCGGAGGGGTGGGTCATGTGCCGGGACCCGCGCGTTTGCTGCAGTAAGGACGCTGTGTCGGTCCTCCCGCTGTACCAGGGAGCCATGCGGTTTGGGCTGCTTACTGCAATCGGTGAGTGTGGGATGTCTTTGTGTGGTGGGTTGCCGGTCCTTCAGGAGTTCTACTCGACCATGATTCGCTCTGGTCGTGGCAGGCGCCTGGGCAAGCACCCGGCCCTGGAGACTGGGTTTGCCAGGCTGGCCACTGGAATGAGCAGGTCCTATGGTGCTGTGCACCCAAAGACCCGCTACTCCTTTTGGCTAGCTTTTGGTATTAGCCCGGATGTCCAGGAGGCGGTTGAGGCCGAGCTAGGTGGATGGGTTCTTGGCCCTGATATGCTCCCCCGGGTAACGAGTGTAGACCCCACTGCAGTTGCTGTGTTTTGAAATGGCTCGTCGTCGGCGTAATCGCGCTAGGCGCGGTATGGTTCCTAGTCAACGTTTTAGTGGCTCTTTAGGGCCAAATGCTCCTGGTCGCGCAGTTCTTTCTGGTAGGACCGTCTTTTCTACCCCCACTTCTACGGCGGCGGGAGATGGCGGGGGGGTGACTACCCCCGCTGTTTCTAACACTCTTAACGCGCAAATCTCGCGTTATCAGCGTTATCGTATCACGCAGTGCGTATTTGAGTACGTACCGCTGATCACCGCTACCTCATCGCCAGGCACGGTTGCAATGTCCGTGTTGACGGACCCTAAGGATGCGGCGACTTTCGCCGGCGCCTCAGCGTCCTCGCAGTGGACTTTGGCCATGCAGAGTGGTGGGCAGGCTACTCCAGTTTACAGAAACCTAGTGTATCGCATTCCTAGGGAGGCTGGGCTTGGTGAGTGGAAGTATAGTTACCAGACTGATTCTGGTGGTAGCTCTGATCGACGCCTCGAGACACCATTTTGGTTGGCTTGGGGTATCCTTGGGGCTTCTGCCACTGCGGCACAGGGAGTTATTATGATGACCTATACTATAGAACTTGAGGGGGTTGTCAATACTACAATTAATCCTTAGGTGGCTTAGTCCGGTTCGAGTTGCTGATGGGCATAAGTGTTGGTGGCAGATGCGTGGAGAACTAACGTCCACGTCGGGCTGGTCCCCCGGTGCGTGCCATCCATACGAGGTGCAGTCAGTAGCCGTGGTGTGAGCCAAAATCTGGGTAAATGCGACCCAGTGGGCGGCGATCTACCAAAAACGTCC